ATCACTCGACTGCATTACAAAGGAGATGGTGTATTATAGATTGATCTTGAAATCAGGCGAACCTTCACCGTTTACAGTGAAGTATGCCACACCCTCTTCGGGCTTGACATAAACACGGAATTCGGTTACAGCCTTCCGCTTATGAGTGGACTTGTATGCCTTATATGCCTTTGCAGCGATATCCGTTATATCGTACTCTGCATCTCCGACCTGAACAAGTGTGGAAAGAACAGGCTCTGCCTTTTTGTCCGCCTTTTTCGCTCTCGGCTTGCGTGCAGTCTGAACAATATCCTTTGACGGATCATCGGATGCCGGGAACGGCGTTGTAGGCGCAGGAGCATTGATGAGCTCTTTCAGTTCACCGGGCCCAAGCGTAGCAACCTTTACGATATCATGCTTTTCAGGCTCAGGCTTTTTTACAGCAGGCTTTCTGCCTCTCTTTTTGACAGGCTTCTCAGCAGCCGGTGCATCAGCTACAGCAGGAGTTTCTGCAACAGCAGCCTCAACGACTGCATCTTCAACTTTCTTCTTACGTGTCGTTTTCTTTACAGCATCGGTTTTCGGGTTTGCAGGTTTTCTTGGCATTGTTCATGCACCTCCGTGTTTTTTCTCATTATAGCATTAGTATAGCGCTTTTGTCAAGCCGTAATCAGCGATTTTACGCAGAAAGGAAAAGAAAATGAACAAGAAATATGAGTATTCGGATACCACACAGCTTTCCCCGCATTTTAATGCAAAAGAGTTCCGCTGCAAGTGCGGGAAAGAGCACGAGTTCAGTGTGTCCGATGAACTGGTGCAAAAGCTGGAACAGCTGTATGCCGCCCTTAATTGCAGTAAGATCATCGTGACTTCCGGCTTCAGATGTTCTGCGCACGATAAGGCTGTTAAGGGCAGCGGTACCGGACAGCATACACTCGGCAATGCGGCAGATATCTGCTGTTACGGGCAGGACGGACAGCCGATTTCCTCTAAAACTGTCTGCTGCAAGGCGCAGGATATCGGTTTCAGCGGTATCGCAAACATCACAGCCGCATATCAGTATACACATGTTGATGTCCGTTCCGGCAAGAAGTGGTACGGCGATGAAGTCCACGGCAACAGCACTGTGACCGATGATTTCTACAAGTATTTCGGGGGTGAGGATATGAAGGGCATTGATGTAAGTGTACACAACGGCGATATCGACTGGGGTAAGGTCAAAGCAGACGGCATCGGCTTTGCCATCCTGAGAGCTGGCTACGGCAGACTGGCATCGCAGAAGGATAAGAAGTTCGAGCAGAATTATGCTGGAGCAAAGGCGGCAGGAATTCCCGCCGGCGCATACTGGTACAGCTATGCCATGTCCCCGGAGGAGGCTGAACTGGAAGCAGATGTGTTTCTCTCGGTTATAAAGGGCAAGCAGTTCGAGATGCCTGTCTATTTCGACCTTGAGGAAAAGAAGCAGTTTGATCTCGGCAAGGAACAGGTCTCCGCGATTATGCGTGCGTTCCTCAAAAAGGTTGAGGGTGCAGGCTATTTTGTCGGTCTGTACGGCTCTGCTTCTTCGCTGACCACGCATACAGCCGACGATATCAAGTCCTGGTACACGATCTGGCTGGCGCACTGGGTCGATCAGACCAATTACAGCGGTGCATACGGCATCTGGCAGCATTCTGAGAAGGGCAAGGTCGCCGGCATCAACGGCAATGTGGATCTCGATATCTGCTACAAGGATTTCCCGAACATTATCAAGGGTAAGGGGCTGAATGGCTGGGGAAATGCTCCTGTACCTGTGCAGGTTGCTGATGCGCCCAAGACCGAAAGTACTGTAACAGCAACTATCAGGATCGGCAATGACACCTACAAGGGTACTTTTGTCAAGGAGTGATCACTCTGAACGGAGGGAAACATCCCTCTGTTTACATAAGAAAAAAATACCTCCTGTGGTCTTAAAATAATTGCTGAAATGACTTGCTATGTATGCTGTTTTATGCCAATATATGATGACCGCAGAAGATGGTGGTCAGATAGGAGGTATTTATGGAAAACAAGATAATACGAGCGTGTGCATACTGCCGCGTAAGCACAGCAAGTGATACTCAGGATGGCTCTTTTGAGGTCCAGTGCGAGTATTACGAAAGACTGATAAGCTCCGATCCTGAAATGGAGTTTGTCGGAGTATACGGCGATCACGGAAAAAGCGGCAGAAAGATGTACAACCGTGAAGAACTGAATCGTATGATAAAGGATTGTGAAGACGGCAAGATCGATCTTATCCTGACGAAAAGCATATCACGATTTGCAAGAAACATGGCAGACTGTGTTGAAACGGTCAGACACCTTAAGGAACTTGGGGTGCGTGTATTATTTGAGAAAGAAAACCTTGATACTGATACCATGACAGGAGAATTGATACTCGGTATACTTGCAACGATCGCGCAGGAAGAGAGCATTTCTTTATCACAGAATCAGGCATGGAGCAGAATGAAACACCTTGAACGAGGAGAAACATGGTCTCCGCCAAGATACGGATACACATCTGACGGAAAGAATCATGGATGGGTGATCGTTCCGAATCAGGCAGAAGTTGTCAGAATGGCCTTCTACATGGCTGCTATGTGCCACACATACTCTGAAATCAGAGATGAAATGAATCGTATGGAAAGAGAAGAAGGAAGCGAAAAAGTATGGACAAATCCTACTGTAGCATTGCTTCTGCGCAGTGAGAACTATGTGGGTGATTTCCTGTCCAATAAAGAATGTACGATCATTGACAGCAACGGAAAGGAAAAGAGAGTCAAGAATAAAGGCTTTGTCGATCAGATCCTTATTGAAGGGCATCATCCGGCAATCGTAAGCCACGAGTTATTTGATATTGTCCAGGAATTGATAAAACACGGGACAATCGGAGGCGGAAGATCAGTATTCTCTGCTGAAGAAAAATATCTGATGGAAAAAGGGCAAAAGATCGCTGAAAAGGAGGTAAAACTGTGGGAAGCACAAAGATAAAGCGAATACTCAATCAGGATATTTCCGGGACCACAAAGCCGAAGCTGCGTGTATGTGCTTATTGTCGTGTTTCCTCAAAGTCTGAAGAGCAGCTTACCAGTTACGAAACACAGGTTGCAGTATATACAGAAAAGATTTCTTCGGAGCCCGGCTGGGAGTTTGTAGGGATCTACGCCGACAGAGGTACTTCTGCGACAATGATGGCGAGACGTAAAGAGTTCCTCAGAATGCTTGAAGACTGTGAAAAAGGCCTTATAGATTGCGTGATCTGTAAATCACTGTCCCGATTTGCGCGTAATACGCTTGATGCACTGAATTGTATCAAAAAACTCAGAGATCTAGGCGTCCGATTAATACTTGAAAAAGAAGGAATCGATACGGATATGATCTCTTCCGAAATACTGCTTTCTGTATTTGCGGCTTTCGCCCAGGAAGAGAGCCATTCACATTCGGAGAATGTAAGATGGGGAAAACGGAAACGGCTTCAGAACGGTGAACCGCTTTTGATAAGGTGCTACGGTTACCGAAAGAATGAAGCAAACGATAATATAGAGATCGTTCCCAGAGAGGCAGAGGCCGTCAGACTGATTTTTGATTTATATGAACACGGGACATCTGTTCCTGAGATAACAAGGATACTGTATGAGAAAGGATATACGAGACCGGATGGAAAAGATAAGGTTTGGGACGATTCAAGGATCCACTACATGATAGCCAATGAGAAATATGTTGGTGATATCATAGCTCAGAAATACTATGTAAAGGATTATATCACTCATCGTTCACGCCGGAATAACGGAGCACTGCCAAGTGTATATATCAAAAATCACCATGAGCCCATTATATCAAGGAAACAGTTTGAACGGTGCAATGTGATCCTTGAACTGAAGAAATCAACAACGCCGCTGCAGTATCCATATGCAGAGTTTATCCGCTGCCCCTATTGTGGGCATGTTCTCCGACACAGAAAGCTGTTGATCCAGAACTGTTATACTCATTTCTGCTGTGAGGGCGAAGGCGCATGCAGAGAATTCGTAATACAGTCTCAGGAAGTAGAAAAAGCAATTCTTAAAGCCTATGAAACGCTTGATTTAGAAGAAGTGAAGCGTATTGTAATTAGCAGAAATGCTGATAGAGCAGAAAATGCAGAACTGCTCCTGCAGATCAAAGAAAAATATCCATCATTCAGCAAAATTGATTACTGGTGGATGGATGATCTGATTGAAAGGATCGATTTTGGCTTTCACAGCCACACGGATTCTGAACTGAAAAAAGGCGGTATTGATGACAGAACAGTTAGTATTCACTGGAAATGCGGTATTATAACAACATTATCTTCCGGTGTGCTGCGGGACTCACAGGATCCAAGGCACAAGGCAGAATTATGGGATGCCTATCTTCTGAGGTACCCGTCACAATTTCCGAAGCTTGTTGAAGAAGTGCGGAAAAAGAAATAATACTATGCGGCTTTCTGATTACAGGAGGCCGCTTTTTTCTGTATATTGACCAGTTATCCTGCTGAAACATCGGGATTATTCTCCGATTTATGATTGCAAAATGACTTGATATATCGGCTGTTTTACGCAATAATAGGATAACGCTGAGGGATAATACTCAGTTGATTCCATTCAGAAAGGGGCAAATTATGAATATTGAAAAGATCATTGTTGAGCCGCAGAATCCTGAAGAACCGGATACTGCGAAAGAACTGAGAGTCGCAGCATACTGCCGTGTGTCTACTGACAATGATGAGCAGAGAACCAGCTTCGAGAATCAGGTCAGATCCTACACTGATATGATAGAAAGCAGGCCGGGCTGGAAGCTGGCAGGAATCTATGCAGATGAAGGCATGACAGGTACCAGTGTTTCAAAGCGAAAACAATTCCGGAAAATGATCAGGGATTGTGAAGCCGGTAAAATTGATCTGATCGTAACCAAGAGTATTTCCCGCTTTGCCAGAAATACCCTTGAATGCCTGACATTTGTCAGACACCTCAATAAGATCGGAGTACATCTTATTTTTGAAAGCAATCATATCGACACCAGAACTGCATTCTCAGAAATGCTTCTGACTGTTCTTGCAGCATTTGCACAGGAGGAAAGCCGCTCTATTTCACTGAATACGACATGGAGTATCAGGAAGCGCTATGAAGAAGGAATATCCCGTTGGAGCAAACTGTACGGATATGAGAAGAATGAAAACGGAGAGTACCAGATCGTGCCGGAACAGGCCAGAGTTGTGAAGGAAATATTCACGCTGTATGAGCACGGTGAGTCCATTGACAAGATCATGAAGCGTTTACAGAGCAATCATGTTCCAACACCTGAAAACTGCAAAACGTGGTCCATGTGTACAGTGCGGTTAATGCTTCAGAACGAAAGATACTGTGGAGATATTCTCTTGCAAAAGACCATCTGCGAAAGTCATATTACACATAAGCAAATAAAGAATGATACCACTGAGGTGCCCAGTTACTATATTGAAAACCATCATGCAGCTATTATCAGTCGGAAGCAGTTTCAAAGGTGCAAACAGATCCGTGCAATGAGGAGAACGCCTCATCCGGATATGCCCGGTAAATATAACAATCAGTATCCGCTCGGGGACAAGCTCGTGTGTCCGATCTGCGGTTCCAGGCTGTTTAAGAGGAGTATCAAGATACAAAGACCCGGAAGCGGATGGAGCTGCGAGATCGGTGAGCATGCCTGCCGGCAGTTTATTATCCGTGCAAGCTTTGTAGAGCAAGCGCTGCTGAATGCCTATCACACATTGGACACTGGCGTTGTAGAGAAGAAACTTGACAGCCCAAAATTCGGCTCTGAGGCGGCAATCATGCTGGAATATAAAAGAGATCATCCCAGATTGAAAAAGGTTGATTTCTGGTGGGTGGACGATCTTGTTGACCATATTGAGTTCGGAAAACACATCAGGACCACAAAGGAACTGATTGCTTTGGAAGTGAAAGGAACACCTGATCCTGATGACAGGTCCATGAAAGTTTTCTGGAAATGCGGTCTTGTGACAACGGTTCCTTCAGCCGTATTTTATGATTCGGATCTCCCGGGCAGAGTTGCAAAGCGCTATCATGATCAGCAAAAGAGAAATGCTGAAAAGAATAAAGCAAATAAAGGGAAAGGCAGGGATAAGAAATGAAGATTACAAGAATCCCCAGAATCAGAGATCAGCACAAGAAGCGAGTGGCGGCCTACTGTCGTGTGTCTACAACTCTTGACGAGCAGGAGGAAAGCTACGAGGCACAGCTTTCCTATTATACAAGGCTCATACAGGCACATGATGACTGGGACTTTGCCGGAGTATACAGTGACGAGAAAAGCGGTGTCAAGGCATCAAACCGCCCGGGATTTCAGAGACTTATCAAGGATGCGCTGAATGGCAAAGTGGACTATATCCTTGTAAAAAGCATATCCAGATTCTCACGAAATATCGTGGACTGCCAGAAATACGCCAATCTTCTGCACGGTAACGGCGTTGATATTCATTTCGATAAGGAGAATCTGGATACCGCTGAGCCTTCCTGTTCCATGATGTTTTCATTTCTCTCTGCAATCGCGCAGGACGAGAGCCGCTCTATTTCGGAAAACGTCAGGTGGGGATATCGGGAACGCTTCAAGCGCGGAGAATATAACCTCGGGAATAACCGTATCCTTGGGTATGACTGTGTTGAAGGCAAACTTGTCCCGAATCAGGATGCGGATGCGGTCCGCATGATCTTTCAGCTGTATATTGAAGGCAAGAGCATTGAGGAGATCCGACGCTTGCTGACAGATTACGGGATCCGAACGAAAAAAGGTCAACCGCTTGCACATAATAATATCATGTATATCCTTCAAAACGAGACATATATGGGAGATAAGCTGCTTCAGAAACAGCCTCCAAAGAATTTCCTGACGAAGAAGCCAGATGAAAGAGTGCCGTATGAGAGCAATTATCTTGAAAATGATCACGAAGCCATTGTGGACAGGAAAACATGGGATACCGTGCAGGAGATCATACGACAAAAGAAAGCGGTTACGGCTGCGGTCGGAAGAATTGGCGGCAGACCGCACTTCCTGTACGGAAAGCTCTTCTGCGGCGAGTGTGGTGAACCGATGACAAGACGTACACTGAACGGCCCGAAAGGAATCAAGCATAAGGTATGGACCTGCAGAGGACGCCATGAGGGACGGAAAGGGAATGGCTGCAAGCTGAGGACGATCAAGGAGGATCTGCTGCTTCAGACTATAGAAGAGAGCATTGGGTGTGAGGTAATTGCCGAGAATGCTGAGAAAATCAAGCGTGTGGTTATCACCGAAGAGGATATTGCGGTCGAAACATCATAAATCAAGCGAGAAATAGCTTTTCCGCAAAAGAGCTAAAACGATTGTATTTCTGTAGCTTTTTTGTTACTATATACAAATGTCGGAAATCACAACATTTCTGTTGACAAATCCAACATGATGATATATAATATATAAGGAGGCAGACATAGAGAGGAGGAAAAGTTATGAAAGCTTTAAATGAGAGATTGAGAGATGCAAGAAAGAACCTGCATCTGTCGCAGGAATACGTCTCTAAAGCTATAGGAATAAATAGAACTGCAATTGTTGAAATAGAATCCGGTAAACGTAAGGTATCTGTGGATGAACTTGCTAAGTTTAGCGAATTGTTCCAGATTTCTGTTGATGAACTTATGAATGGTAAAACAACGGAGATGCCAGTCCAAATGTTCGCACGTAGTTTCGGAGAGCTTGATGAAGCTGATCAGAAGGAAATACTGAATCTGATTGAATTCAAGAAAAGAATGAAGGAGCGTATGGTTTGATAAATGATTATGAGGCTTTAGCCAATAATGGCACGTCTGCCGATCGACTTGCTGCGACAATCTTTAAGGAATAATATTGAACGAGTAGCACAAATTCATCATAGACTAACTGTAATACACGCTTTTCGTGATGGAAACGGACGAACATCACGTTGCATTGCAAATATGATGATGCTAAAGCGGGATATTGCACCGATATTCTTTTCTGGCGATAAGGAACGGGATTATAAGGCGGCATTAAATGATGCAGATACAAAAGGTTCTTTTGATCATTTATACCAGTGTTTCTTCCAGTCTGTGATTAAGACGTTTGCAAAATTGTCTGATTATCAAATATAAAAAACTCCGCCCACTAAGCAACTGCCGAATTAATCCGGTAGCAGCTTAGTGGGCATTTTTACGTTGTAGGTATCTGAAAATAGCGCTTAGTTTAGATGAAGAAACGATTAGGTAGTTATGTAAAAACAACCTGACTAACAACCTGATAAATAACCTTGAAGAGCATGAAATGGAGGCAAAGGCGGAATAGTAATTCTTCGGCAATAATGAAAAAAATGAGCCTGACAAAACTGTAATCATACTTCCTTTATCAGGTATGATCTGAATGCTGAGTACGCAGCGCAGATCCAGCTTGTGGTGATCACCGAAGAGGATATTGTGGTCGAAACATCATAAATCAAACGAAAAACAGCTTTTGCCCCTTGTAAATGAGAGGTGTTTGTGGTATAATACTTTTAATGCTAGTTGGCTCTGTGTGGAGCGTGAAAGGAGGATAGATCTGTGGAAAAGGAGTTTGACCTCGCATTTTTCGACAGTTACAGAGAAGATAACAGATGCGAAGTGAAAGCAGCCGAAGGCGGATTGCCGCAAAGTCTGTGGGAAACATACTCTGCAATGGCTAACACATATGGTGGTATTATTATCTGCGGTGTGAAAGAGCGACAGGACGGTTCATGGTTTGCAACCGGAATGAAGAATGTTTCAAAACTGAAAAAGAATCTGTGGAATCAGCTGAATGACCACAGAAAAGTCAGTATTAATCTTTTACGTGAAACCGATATTAAGGATTACGTTGTAGGTGAAGACGTTATTATTGTCATTACTGTACCTGTGGCAGATCGTGAAACAAAACCTGTATATATCAATGGTGATATGTTCCGGGGTTCATATAAGAGAAACCATGAGGGAGATTATCACTGTACAGAGGCTGAAGTTAAGGCAATGCTGCGTGATCAGACCAGAAAAACGATGGATATGAAGGTTCTGACAAACATGGAGCTTTCAGATCTTGAGCCTGAGTCTGTAAAGACATACAGGGTGTGGTTTGCTGCAAAACATCCGGATCATGCATGGACAAAGCTCTCTGATGCCGAATTTCTGAAGAGAATCGGTGCAGCCAGTGATGATTGTGAGGACAAAAAGCTTCATCCTACAGGTGCAGGAATCCTGATGTTTGGCAAAGAATATAAGATAACGCGGGTGTATCCCGACTATTTTCTTGATTATAAGGACCACGCTGATCCGACAGTACGCTGGACAGACCGGACATACTCACAATCACCTGACTGGTCCGGAAATGTATTCGATTTCTTCACTATTGTTTCAAGAAAACTGCTGCGGATGCTCAAGGTTCCCTTCAAGCTCAAAGACATGGTTCGTGTGGATGAGACGCCGATGCATAACGCGGTGCGTGAGGCTTTAGTAAACTGCCTGGTTAATGCAGACTATTACCTTTCGAGGGGCGTTTTGATTGACAGCTACGATGATAAGATCGTTATGAAGAATCCCGGACTTAGCATAGTCGGAAAGCGCCAGATGCTTCGCGGCGGTGATTCAGAGCCTCGAAATGCCAATATTATGAAGATGTTTAATCTACTTGGCTTTGGTGAACACGCAGGAAGCGGCGTTCCTGATATCTTTTCTATATGGGAACAGGCGGGCTATGTAGAGCCAATTATTGAGGAGTTCTTCGGCAATACTGAAACAAATGAGCCTGATAAGACGATTGTTACGCTTCCTTTAGTTGAGAAAGATCAGTCCCTTTTTGGAAAAGGTACTAAAAAAGGGACTAAAAAAGGTACTGAAATAGCTGAAAGGGTTGAACTGGTATTTCAGTTGATTAAAGCAGATCCCTGTATAACACAAATGGAAATAGCTTCTAAACTGAGTATTACTCTCAAACAGACAAAAACAGCATTTCCATGCGTTTTGTGTTTGATATCAAAGGCTCTGAAATAGACTATTCTATCAAGTATCATAATGACGGCTCAGCGATTCATGAGCTTCTTAAAGTTGATGGAGAAACAGTTCTTGAAAGAGAAAACAGCTATGCCAAGGTGTCACTGACCGATCAAAAAGAGTATACGGACATTCAGCTTAATACCCTGTTCCTGCGTGAGATATACTTTAATACACGCTTCAGAGGGCATCAGGTGTTGCAGGAGTGGTTTTCTTTCCTGTCAGCCTCTATCTATCTGGACCTTTATACAAGGAGAGCAAGTGTATACCAGGCATCCGGAATTGAACTGAGGAAATATCTGGAAGAAAAAGGAACAGATGAGATCAATCAATTCTTTGAGGAATACAACTTCGGTCAGCGTGTTGAATATGGGATGACTTCAACAGGTAAAGTAGCTGCCTTCTTCGGAGAAGATAAGCACATCTTTATGAAGCGTAACGGAATCAATGAACCAATTCTCTTGGAAATGGAATCGACGGGAACACAGAACCTGCTTAACCTTTTGCCTGCGTTCTTTCATTGTACACACAAGGGGGGGCTGCTGATTCTTGACGAGTTTTCCAGTGGTTTCCATAACGACCTTGAAAAACTTCTGATTCGCTATTTCATGAAGTATTCAACGAATGCTCAGATGCTGTTTGTAACGCATTCCACAAATCTGTTGTCAAGCAGCATTCTTCGTCCTGATCAGTTATATACAGTTGAATTCGGTGAAGAAGGAAGCCGAATCAAACGTTTTTCTGATGAAAAACCCAGAGAAGCGCAGAATATGGAAAAGATGTATTTAGGTGGTGTGTTCGGTGGACTTCCAAGATATGAGAATTGAGCTTCACAAAGACAAGAATATCGGTAAAGTTCTTTTTATCGTTGAAGGATCACGAACTGAGCCGTATATTATGACCAAGCTGTTCACGAGCATACTGGATTATCAGCTTGAAAACGTAAGGTGTCTGTGGATGAACTTGCTAAGTTTAGCGAATTGTTCCAGATTTCTGTTGATGAACTTATGAATGGCAAAGCAGCGGAGATGCCTGTCCAAATGTTCGTGCGTAGTTTCGGAGAACTTGATGAAGCTGATCAGAGGGAAATACTGAATCTGATTGAATTCAAGAAGCAAATGAAGAAGAGCAAATCATAACGATATAGATTGTAATAGATTAGCAACTTTTCTCTATTGACTTTTTGCGATATATAGAGTATAATTGTATTAATGAAGGGTATCTATAAGATTGTGAAAGTGACTATATTGAAAGGAGTGTGTGTGATGTATAGTGTTTTTAATGTTGCGTCGTATATCTGTAATAGGTATGAGAAAGAGAATGGCAAACGCATTGATGAAATGAAGTTGCATAAATTATTATACTTCGCGCAGAGAGAATCAATTATCCAAACTGGTAAACCGTTATTCGTAGAAGAGTTTGAAGCTTGGAAGTATGGACCGGTTTTAAGAGAAATCAGAAATCATTACAAGAATAATGATTTTGACAAGAGATATAATGACGAATCCTTAGATCCTATAATGGATAAGGTGTTTTCGGAGTATTCGCATATTTTTTCGTGGAGCTTAAGTATGATTTCTCATGGCGAAGAATCATGGAAACGCGCGAGAGTGGGTATTCCGGAAGGAGAAAATGGAAGTACGAGGATTCCAACAAGAGATATTTATATTGATGCTCAAAAGGTAAAAGAGTCAAGAGGTATGTGATTTGCCAACAATAGAAGAATTTATATCTGGTTTACAGAGGAAAAAAGTAGAACTCGGTGATAAAGAATTACTTAAAAAGCTTGAAAATTTTAATTGTGGAGAACCCGATACAAAAGGGGTTGATGTTTCACAAGCAATGCTTGACCGTTTGAGAAAATATATTCTTCAGGATCCGGAAGATCCACAAATTCACGATTTATATTATGTTGTTTGCGATGAGAATGACGTATATTTATTCTTTTCTCTTCAGTCAAGTTTAGTTTTTTCGACTCAACAGGTCTCTCCTGATGATCTACGTCAATTAAAATGTGCACATATGGTAGTGCGATGGAACTTGAAAAAACGGGTTTTAAAGATGTCCCTGAGCTCGATGATTTCAGATTTGCAATGAAAATGTTTGAAGACTTTGAGTTTCTAGGGCTTGAAAAGTATCGTACTATGAACGATGAAGATCTCATGCCAATAATCAGGATGATAAGTCAGATTATTTCAATAAAAAAGAATGAAAAGCAGAATAACATTTATGTAGATCAAATTATTCCTAGCATTGAGCTTGTAAATTTCTGCAAGAACCATTCCGCAGAAAAAAAGTGGATAGAAAATGGAACTGGACCTGCATTAGTACCTACTTTGTTTTGGTATCTTATTTTACCGATAATTTATGATGTTAGCCAAAAAATCGGATGTGTTTATGTAGCTCTTTTTGCAGCCGATGTTTCCGATGATGAATCTGATAGTAAAAGAACACTTCTGCATTATTATGAAAATGCATATTCTTTTGTTGAAGATGAGAGCTTATGTGCGGTAAAACCGTACTATGATTGGCCTTGTTTCTTCTTATGCCAGAAAATTAATGTTTTAAGTCAAAAAGCTAATCAGTTTAAGCAACTCTATCTAAGTGAACCAACAGAAGATGATGTTTAAAACCATTCCCCCTCATTGGCAGGATTTATTTTGCACGTGAGGGGGATAATTATATTGAAAGAAGTTTTCTATTACCGTGATGACAGAAACTGTGATAGCAAATCTATAACCAACTTCGCCCACTGAGCAACTGCCGAAAAGACCGGCATCAACTCGGTGGGCATTTTTGTTGTTACTATAAGTAACAGCACTTTGCGGTGCATCAAACGACTTTCTTGATAAACTATGAATTCTAACAACAAACCTATTGACATTATCCAGCTCATGTGCTATAATAAATCCATTATAAGCGATAAATCTATTGTTACTATTAGTAACAATGATGCATATAGGAGGTAAAGCACATGAAGCACTTGTCCCTTGAAAAGCTGGCTGAGATCGTCACCAGCAAGAGAAAGGCTATGAAGCTCTCGCAGGTTGTGACTGCTGAAAGAGCCGGAATGAACCGTTCACTCTTATCCCGCCTTGAACAGCAGGAGTTTACACCCTCTGTGGATCAGCTGCTCGCTCTTGCAGAGGTCCTTGAATTCGATCACAGAGATGTATTCGTAGACGATACTGCTTCGGAGGTTACTCCTGTAGAGCGCAAGAAGATCGCTGTAGCAGGTACCGGTTATGTCGGACTGTCCCTCGCAGTTCTGCTTGCACAGCACAACGATGTTACCGCTGTGGATATCGTACCGGAAAAGGTGGAGAAACTGAATAACTGGGAATCTCCGATTCAGGATGACTTCATTGAGCAGTATCTTGCAGAGCATGAAGAACGTCAGCTTTCCCTTAAAGCCACAATAAACGGCGAATCTGCATACAAGGATGCTGATTTCATTATCGTTGCTGCACCTACAAACTACGATCCGAAGACAAACTTCTTTGACTGCTCCGCTGTAGAAGCAGTTCTTTCCCTCATAAAGGATGTAACTGGCAAAAAGAAGAAAAAGCCTACTATTGTTATCAAGTCCACCATCCCTGTCGGCTACACCGCACAGGTGCGTGAGAAAATGGGCATGGATAATATCATATTCAGCCCTGAGTTTCTCCGTGAATCAAAGGCACTCTAGTGGTAAAGACTTTAAGGAGCACACAGGCTCGGAAAGAAGAATTACCATGAATAAAGGCAGAAAAACCACTAAGGAAGAACGCATAGAAATAGTAGCATTCTGTATTGAGAATGGCAAGAATTAC